CCACTGATTATTTTCGACAGTATGTGATAACCCGGTTATAATAAAACCCACGTTTGTATACCCGTCTTCCGCTCTTAACGACAATGGTAATCTACTTTCGGGGATGGTAAACGCATTAGTCATTATTATACCGCTGATACCGTCGATAGTTATTTCTAGATCGGCTGGGATGAAAGGGGCTGCTGTAGTTGTACTACTCGTAGACTTTACTTTTGACATTCTCTCTATGTAGTAATTCTTGGCCATATCGATCCTCTCTTCAGTTAATTGAAGATTTGAATATATACTCGCCACATGGGTGTTAAAAGTATCTGCTGCTTTTTGATCGTTAGATGTCTCGTTAACATTACCTACGTTTCCGGCTGTGTTACTATTTGTACCTTTGTTCTTGTTTGGAGGATCCTGTACGTAAGGTTTATACCTGTCTTGATAATTTTTATTAAGCCAACTGTAAGAAGAATGGTCTGTAGCGTTTACAGAACCGGTAGCAGCTTGAGCAGAAATAGCAATAGTACTTGCTAGTTTAGTAGACAGTGTAGTTTTAAATTGAAATTCTCTAGCTATACTAAAAGTTCCGTTTGGTTGATCTAATCCGAGACTCGGGGCTTCGAACACTGGCAGCTGTCCGGATAAAATCGGATCTTTTGATTGGTTTAGACTATCTAGATATTTAGGTCTATCTATTAGTGATTTCTCTTCGTCTAAATTAGGTACCCACTGATCATCGATTATCTGTATCGTATTTGCATCGTCTCTATAAGCGACCCTTAATGAGTTTATATTACCAAGAGACTTGTTTATATCTACAGTTATTCTTTCTAAAAACGGCTGTAAATTAACAGCATGTTCTTTATCTGCACCTGCATACTGTTTAATTAGCCCTAATAAATAATCAATATTCAAGAGAACATTCATTATCTTTCCTTGATAAACGTTGGTGATTGACTTATAAGATAAACCAAAATTATTTAATGCAGCACTAACCCGGTTTTGATTCTCTGGATTAAAAAAATTATCAGTCTTTATTCCTTCTGCAAAAAGTTCTCTATACTCGGTACTTGTAGAATTAAAGGGAATTAAACAAGTGTAAGGATCCACAGTTAGCTGCTGAGGTGAGCTCAAACAGAAATTAGTTTCAGGATTAAAATCTAAGTAAACATAAGGACGTTTTTCAGTGCCTACCGACTCCTGCAAGGAATCAGTCTTTTGCTTTGAATCGTAAATAAGGCACATATTGTTGAGGAACGCGAGCAAATATCCAAACGTTATATACACCGGAATATGGACGGTATCAAGTGACCCGTCGGGACGAACTTTCGGATATCTTACAACATAAGCTTTACAGAGATCTGCAAAATTTACAACAGGAACATTTGCGGCTATTGTTGATTGAGCTGATGTTCCGTTATTGATCTTATCATCAGGGTATGCGATAAAATCGCTATTGAAGCCTCTTAGTGCGTACTGAGTTATATCAAATTGATTACTCTGTATCTGATTACTCTGTGTAGTGAGAAGTACTTTTTCAAAAATACCTCCTTTATAAAAGTCGTTAGTTATTTTTGTAATATCTACTCGAATTACAGGTTTATTTAACGATTCATTCTTTGCTTCAATCTGGCTTTCTACTTGTACAATCGCTAACATAGCGTGCAGTGCAGATTGAAAACTCTCTGCAGAATCGATCTGTTGAGTGTCAGGTTGATTTAGCTGTCCGTTATTATCACCTGTGTTAGCCTCTTGTGTAACCTGGGTGATAACAGGCTGAGGTGTTTGAGCTTCAGCAGAAGATAATATAAACCCGGGGTTATTAGTTTCAAAGTACCAGTTGATTATTTTAGTAGTATTTTGTACTGTTACTGGTGTTTGAAAACTACCTTTTATCGTCACTAACTCGCTTTCTGGGGCTTCAACTTCTGATACTGTAGCTGTACCGTCACTGGTTATCCATTTATCTAAGGCTTCGATTGCGATTTTTCTAGTTACCGGACGATTTACGTCCGGGCTATCAACTACGCCTTGTAAATTAAAATAAATTTCTTTGTCTCTATTTGCAGGAGCACCTAATCTAATACTGTATCTTAGTATTAAATCTCCTTGGTTTTCTACTTTATCATTACCGCCCACACGAGATGCTTCAGTACTGATGAGAATACTGTCTAACGGGACGGTCTGTACTTGTCCGTTAGTTCCAGAAAGAACGTAGTCTTTAGTTTGGAGTTGAAATAGCAGGGCTAGGGCTTCGTACGATACGGCTCCTTCCTTATATGCTTCTGTTAATTGATTTGGATTAAGTCTGAAATACTCGTCTACGAAACTTGTAATCGAACTCCCGTTTTTACTCTTTACATTTAAGGTTACTGACGTAGAAGTTGCAGGATTTAAATTGTAGTATACGTTTCCTCTTGGTACCCATAAACCTCCAAATTTTTGATTAACTGCTTCTAAAGTTTGTAAGTCTTGATTAGTTCTTGATTGATCAAAAATTACATATTGCGTATCAAAATATTTACCGGTCTGAAAATTATCTATTCCTATAGCTAAATAATCTTGAATGAATTGCTGATAAGTGAGGTTTTGAGGACCTTTATACTTTGCTACTAATGCAAAAAGTTCAGCAGGATTTTTAGGTAACGGTTCTAAATTAAATTGTTCAGTACCGCCTGCCTCAGCTTGAGTTTGCGCTGCTAAATTACTTTGCGCTAACCTTTCTAATGCACTCTGATTTTCTTTGAATTTTTTAATTTCTCCTTGCGGTAAGGTATAAGCTTGGTTTATTCTCAATGAATCCATTATAGCTCCAAGACCTATTAACCTTATATTACAGTCGTAACCTCCTTCTTGATTGAAAGACCAGTTAAAATTAGAAACAATACCAAGCATTCCATCGTAGTTTCCAGAAGTCTTTCTTACTTTTCTAGCGATATCTTGCTGAATTATTTCTTTTGTTCTACCCGAACTGAAAGGGTTATCGATTCCGTAAATGCCGTTTGAAACGAAAATACCGCCTGGAATATCGTTGTTGTTAGAATCCTTATTAGAGAAGTATTGAGTATGTCCCCACTCAAGTAGCATAGAGTAGCCTAGGCGGAAATATAAAGCTTCAATAATATTAAGCTGGTTCATATTCCAGACCTTAAAGTTTATAGTCGCTTGCCTGAGGGATCCTAAACGTCCAGTAGTTTCGATTTGCACCGATACTAAACCGGGCATAGGTCTGTATCCTAACTCGTCTGTACCTCCGAGGCCGTATGCTCCGTTTGCTCCTATTCCTTGTCTTATCGTAATACCGTTACCATTTTGTATTGATGTTCCTGCCTCTAGTATCCAATTTCGGGCTAATGAATCAGGGGTAGGATATTCACCAGGACTTAGATTCAATCTAGAGAAAAAAGAAGTTCTGTCATTCTCTGTCAAGGTAACTATATTAACAGACGAAGTAAGACGTGCCCATGCTGTTTTATTGGCTAGAAATAAAACATCTTCCCCAGACCTACTTAAAGTACTATTACGACGTGCTCTGATTGCTATCTGTCTTAGTACGTCGTCACTAAACGGGGCACCAATAACATTTGATAACTTAATAGCCATTATTTACTAAGTTATAATTATTTAGTACGGTCTGAATGTTGGTAGGAATTCTTAGCTGAACACCTCTAGGCGGATAGATTGAATCTCCTGGTAATGCATTTGCGGAAGCAATGATCCACCAAAGACTTGAATATCTCGATTGCATTATCCTCCAATTAATACTGAGTTACTTAGATTGAAATCTTCTACACCTAAGCCGCCTAACCCGCCTCTCCTAGGTTGAACTTGTGAGGCGGGAAGGGGTGTTGTCTGTCCCTGGTTAGCATTCTGTACACCTGTAGCAGGACCAGTAGAATTCGAATTATTTGTAGAAACGAGAGTTCGTCTATCTGCAGGTGTTGTTGCAGTTGGATCAATGAAACGATCTTTATTTGCAATCAACGGCACAAAAGGATTTTCTTTATTAACCTTTCTAGGTAGTATGTCCATTATTGGTTTGAATGAACACTGTATTGTTACCATGTGTGGAAGCTGTCTTACATCATCTTCGGCACCGAATTGATTTAGTAATATTTCCCATGGGGTAGTATTGTTATCAATAGTTACGTTTACGTTTTCAAGGAAACCAGGCATTCTATAAAGATAATCACCGATAGTTAATTTTACAACATTACCCCGCATTAAATTATAATTGGGAGAATAGTCTGGATATACCTGTGATATTAATTGATTTATCTTAGTGTACATTGGTAACATTTCTTGCCTGCTTTGAACAAAAGCCTTGAATGTGAATCCAATCGTTCTATCAAATCCTTGATAGGTCCTAAAAGTCTCCCCTCTACCTAAATACTTAAAAGTATTATATTCTGCGCTATTACTATCGGAAATTTGACCCTCTAAGAAAGCTCTAAAAATAAGTGCTGTAGAAAAGTTTAAATTATCGTTATCTATGCACTCGAAAGCAAACTTGATTATATCCTTTGATTCATTGCCTGCAACCTCCCACGGGTCCTTCTGGTAAGGATTATAAAAAAACTGATTAGGATTCTCTACTCCTTTTGCTAAAAGGTTTAGCATATTTAACGAATCTTGTCCGTTATTAGTAGTGTCAATGTATCTAGCTCTTACTCTAGCCGCTCCTGGATTACCTATACCTAAACCGCCAGTACCGTTAAAAGGGTTTGCAATATTCAAATCGCTGTAGTTAGATCTTGGAGTTCCAGCAGGTAATAAATTTCTAAAATCTCTAATCGGTTGATCGATAGGTGTACGCGTATCAGTACCTTGACTAGCAATCTGCTGGTATGTTAATGCAATAGTAGAATAAGCTACTCCAGGTTTACCTTCAACAGTAAATTTAGGGTCAGGTCTTGTCTCACTTATCTTAGTTATATTGGTATCAGTATATCTAGATATTCTAGTAAAACCGATCCCGTATACGGAACCAGGCCCTCCTAAATAATTGAATAACTGATTCTGTACAGGAGATATTCCCAACCTATCTACTAGCGTAGGATCAATTCCTGTACCTCCTACTATATCAGGATTAGTAATAAAGTCGGTAGACCCAATAAGCTTTAAAGCTCTTAATATCGAAAGTCTATTTGTTGCTTGCGTATTATTTTGAGGTGCACCTACAATGTAGGCGTAAGTCTGTTGCGGTCTCTCGTAAATGGTAGGACCAACACCATGCCTGTTAAAATGTGCTCCTGTACCCTGAAATTGTACCTGGGCGAGAGTATTAAGGGGATTATATACGTTGGTTACGGGTAAAAAAGTATTACCTAGGCTTGGACCTGCGAAAGTCAGTGCATTAGGTACCTGTATTCTCGGATTTGTAAGTTGTAATCCGAGCTGTTTTTCGATAAAAGCAGTCCCTCTAGGGGCATCTTTGAAAAACTTTTGTATTCTCTCTCTATCTAAGGTTGCCGATACAATACTAGAACCGGCAGTTAGTAATTGAGTTATCGCACCTCCACGTACAGGAAAGTCTAAAGCAGTTCTATTAATTTCATAATAACCTCTAATTCCTGACGGTGCCTGTTCGTTGTCGATAGGGAATTGCATGTAGGGTTGATTACTACTGCCGCCACCAGGTCTATCTCCGCCAAAGCGAAGACTAGTTAAATCTGTTCTGAAATTAATTAGAGGCATGTTAACGTCCTGTGCTTGATTTAATAAAATCTAAATAAGTTGGTTGAGGTTTTGCACCATACGTAACATCAATTGGGTTTTCAGATACTGGAACTATAGATGATGCTCTAGGTACAGACCCGCCTCTTATTGTTGCAGTAACATTAGAAGGCACTCCTTCAAAAATACCCGAAGGATTTGTTCTGCCTTGTTTGCTTAGCTGGGATTGCTCGATTTGATCTAGTAAGTCCATATTTTATGCTTTATCTAGTCCGTATAACTGGTTAGCATTATTTCCTAGTATAATGTAACCTACTTTCTGACCGTCTAAATAAACGTCCCCTGTATTACGAGTTCCATTTACACTACCTGTTTCTTTTCCTGTTACTTTAGTAGCACCGCCTACGTTTACATTTTGTTGTTTAGTACCTTGCTCTACAGTTGTACCGATAGAAGGAGCAGCTTCGCCAAAGTTCATTCCGCCTATGGTGTTGGCAGCGCCTCTCAATCCTCCTGCAAATCCTGCAGTACCTGCTCTTACAGAGCTTGCCAGACCTTTGAACTTATTTGCATTACCGCCAAAGAACCCGGCTACGTTACCTATGAGATCCAATATACTTGCTACAATATCCCCTATCATTTGAACGGCTCCAGCTAATCTGTTTATAAGCCCGGTAACAAAGCCTTGAATTTTTTGAGGGTTAGTGATAAAATCTAAGATACCAGATTTTTCAATGAACTCAATAAAGATAGTCTTGATTCTGTTCATTGTCTCAGTAAGACGTTCGGCAGTAGAAGTTTGCGTAATATAGTTATATGCATCTTCTCCGATCTTTTTGCTTATTTCTGCCTGTGTTAAACCTCTTTGCTTTAGTATTCTTAACTCTTCTTGAGCCTGTTTTAAATTGGTTGCGCCAAGTTTTCTATAATAGTCTTGCTGCTTAAGAACATCAGCTAAACCGTCTCTAGTCATACCTACGGATTCTGCGATTGCTTCTTGCTGTATTCTATTCATCCGTAAATACTCATCAGTACTTCCTACCTGAGTATTAATCTCTTTTGCAAGAGTTACGAGATCGTTATTAAGAGCTGCTTCACGAGCTCTAGTAAGATTAAGCTCCTTGCCGGTTAATACTTGAGCTTCCATCTCTTTACTAATACTACCTTCAAAGTCTAGGAAACTACTAGCGATTCCGGTTTACTGGCTTGAGTCAGTACCTCTCTGAATTCAAATGCAACACCAGTCTCGAATTCAAATGCTTTGGATTGAGCTAAAATACTCTTTGTAAGCTTTTCAGCGTTTCTGCCCGTCGTAACACTAGTTTGTGCTATAGCTTTTCTCGTTTCTAGTTCAAGGCCTGCAATCTCTTTTAGCTTGATATTATTCTCGAGAATACTGCTAGTAAACTGACTTCTGACACCGAGTGCTTTTGTGAGTTCAGCTTGAGACTCCATCAATCTAGTCTCGTTAACTACTATATTATCGCTAGCCTTAGCTATAGCTCTAAACTCTTCTTTTACTCCTTTAGCTCTATCTTTTGAGATACCTACATTACGGGCAAAATTAGTTAATCCTTGATCGATACCTAATACTAGATCAACAACCCCTTTAAGTATACCGACTAATCCACCAAGTAGACCTCCTATGATAGGGATTTTGCTGATTATGTCTTGAAAGCCTCCAAGGAGACTTGTAGCGCCGGTACCGGAAATACCTCCACCGCCTACCCCGTAGCCTCCTCCAATTCCTCCTGATACTAGACCTGATGCTTGAGCTAATGGAGCTGCAACACTACTCTTTATTAATCCTCCTATAGCTTTAAAAGGGGCAGATAACTTATCTAACCCTGCTTTAATACCAGCTACGAGTCCAGCTATTCCCAGTACCCCTAATATTCCGGCTGCTGCGCCTTTACCTCCACCGCCTCCGCCTGCGCCTGCTGCGCCTGCTGTGGTTCCGCCTCCACCAGGCGGTATATTTGCTCCTCCGCCTGCTCTAGCTCGAGCAATATCGATTTGTCGCTGTCTTTCTTCTTTTGTTCTAAAGAGATTTGCAAGTCTACCGCCAACTCCTCTTTCTTTATTTATGTCTGCAATCAACTTCTTTTCAGTAATAAGAGCATCTTTCTTTTTCTTTGCCTCCATTTCCATAGCTCTTAACTGTCCGCCTGCGGTACGTTGAAGAGCTGCTTGCTTCTTTCTTTCAGCACCCAATTCTCTTTCGATCTGTTTAATTAGGTTTTTATTTGCTGTAGTAGAATTAGCTTTTTTTCTTTCTGCTAATTCTTCTTCTAACTTCTTAACCTCTGTAGTAACCTTACTGTACTTGTTTGCATCAATAACGGCCTTTCTCCCTAATTCTTTGATTTCTTTTTGTAATCCTAACTCTTCTTGCTTAGCCTTTCTAATCTTCAAAGACATAGCAAGATACTGGTTCATAAGGCTAAGATCTTCTTCCCTTATTGCACCTACCTGGCTCCTAGCAAGAGCTTCTTGCTCTTCTCTTTCTTTTTTTGTCATTCTATCGGCCATACTGTACTATTCTCTAAATAAATAGCTATTTACCTCTTTTTTACCTTCGAGACATAAGTAGGAGGTTCTACCTTAGATTTGATATCTGGCTTAGAAATCAAAGGTTTATCGGCAGTAACGGTCTGGCGCTCGTTCTGTATTTCTTGGAGCTTTTCTAGATGCTCGTTGATAAACCTGATATTGAGACGGCGTTCGTTGACCGGCATATCCATGACTTCAGACCATGAAAAGCCTCCACCGCCATGGTAAGTAAGTTCGAAACCCTCTCTTTTATAGATTTGACGATACTCAACTCCCGGGAAAAAAAAATTCCGCTGTCAGCGGCAGGCTCTCCTCGACCTCTTTTCCGGATGATAGTGTAAAATTGACTGTTAGATCAATATCTGGCGTAATTGATCCAATATAGGATCTTAGCGGATTAGAATCTTTAGCAATTAACGCATTATCAACGAATTCTCTTACTGTCTTAGGTTCGTAATCACCGTTAACTGAAAGAATTTGTCTCTTAAGTCTAGTGGTAATTTCGCCGGCAGAAAGATTAACTTTCTTTAAACTCTTAATTTCGGCATCGATTGCTTTTTCGTCCTCTACAGTAAAGAGTTTGAACGTTACTGTATTTTTGGAATGAGGTAGCTGATAGGTAAATTCGTTCTTATTCTTAAAGATACTGAAATCTACTGTTTTGTTTTTTAAAGTCTGCAAGTCAATAGTAACAGTCTCTTTTGTTTCAGTTTCTGCGTCCGTATACTCAAAGCTATACTGGGAGCCATAAGCGAGAATACGTGCAGCAATCAACAAAGCGTTTCTATCACCTAATAAAAGATCTTCGAATTTTATTGGGGATTTAATGAGAGACTGTAGCATTCTTTCGATTGCTATACCTTGCTTCAATAAATTGACATTCGTAAGAATATCCTCCTCACGAGCAGTCATATACTTCATTTCGACGGCTCCGGAAGAAAGGGGATTTGTTGTTTCGTAAATTTTACCTTGAGAAGGTAACTCAATAGTTTCAGTAGGAATTGTAAACTTTTCAGACATAATCTTGATTTAGTTATATATTGATAAATATATCAAATATAACTTTTCTTACTTGATCTTAAAAATATCTCGTACAAAACCTACACCATACTTGTAAAGATCAAAGATGATAACTAAAATAATTCCTAGGATAGTTGAATAGAGTATAAAAAAGAATATCCAAGTTTGCTGCCAACCGTCAGTCTTACCTTCGATAAATGCAAGCCAGAATACAGTAGATGCTCCTGATATAGTAGTCAAAACAAGAATAGTACGAATAATGATTAGGATAAAGGCAATTTCAAGCCAGAATCTAGCAATTAAATACCCTAAAGCAACTACCGTTAAAGAAACGATGAATAATGTTAACCAGCTCATAACTTTTATTTTATACCTAAATATACATATTCTCCGCTTTGGAAACAACTTTTTACAGTAAAATAACCTATTGAGAATCAATAAGTTATGAACATTAAGATTTCCGTAATACTATAAAAAAAGCCGCTTTTTAGGCGGCTTTCTAACTCATTGAAAATCAAGTAGTTTTAGTAGTTCAGGATACAGTAATCCATTCCGATACCTAGTTCTATTGTAATTGCGTCTTGATTTGACCAATCGTAAGATCCGAAGTTTGCAGTCTTAACGAAAGCTCCTTTGATAATCCACTCAGAAACTACATCTCCTACAGGTCCGAGAATTGATAGATTCAGGTCTTTCTTATAGAAATCAGAATATCCGTCACGTCCGGTTACAGATTCGTGTGATAGACGAATCCACTCCATACAAGCCTGTTGTCCGGAAGGTGAAATTGGATTATAAAGATTCAAGGTCATGTCCTGCCATTCGGCCTTACCTTTGATCTTACGGTATACGTTGATATGGTCAAGCTTTACTTCATTCAAGTTAATATTGGGTGCAGTAGCACTCTTAATCATGAAAGAAGGAATGCCGTCGATATACATGATAAACCGGTTCTGAACGGTAGGTTCATAGGCCGTAAACATTATTTCATTTGGATCTAGTACTGGCATTTTATTCTATGTTTTATATAAATATCTGTTAATACAAAACTTATTTTCCGAGGAATCCACCTTCGCCTGAACCGCCAGCAGATTTTTGAACCTTACTTGTAGCAGAGCTTCCCATCTCCTTAGCTACCTGGTCAACTGTCTTACCTTTGAAAGCCTCAGGATCTTTGTCCATTGCTTTTTTAGCAAGAGCTTTCATACCTTGTGTAACAGCTACAGCTAGCGTTGCACCTCCTCCTAGAAGTTTAAGAACACTCATTCCAAACTCTTTTGCAATCGCAGGATCGTTTATTAGTTGTTGAATAGGTTCAGCTAACTCAAACTCTTTAATCTGCTCTGTGTCTTTCTTTGTAGGAGCTTCTGCTACCTTAGTCTCCATTTCTTCTACTCCCTCTTCTTTCATTTTGCCGGTAGCTTTTACTTCAGGAGCTTTTTTCTCTTTCTTTTCTTTTGGCATTTTAACAGCCTCGGTATAAGCACCGCCTGACATATCTCCTTTTTTAGCCTCGGCAAGTACTTGCTTGGCAAGAGATTCAAACAATTGCTTGGATAAATGCAATCTAACTTTTGTATTATTTTTCATCTAGAGTTATTTTTTAAATTATGCTCCAAAAGTTACACCAGTTGGTAAGATGTTGAAGTCAAGTTGGATGAATTCTGCAGTTCTAGTAGGCTGTAAGTAAATAGCACCTACAAGAAGATTGCGATCTATCACATCAGGTGTGTTATTGGTCTCGTCCATTACTACGCGGAAGGCATAAAGACCTTGACGCTGTTGAACGTAATCAAGATATGGGTTAACTTGAGAAAGGAAGCGATTACGTGTAACGGCTGTATTCTGCTCGAATACAAGAGTCTGTGCAATTTGACCAATATACCCTTTAAGAGCGATCAATAGACGACGTACGTTTACTCTATCAAGTGCAGAAGCACGAGCTTGTAAAGTTTTTTGTCCGTATACTACTGTACCTTGGCCTGGGAATACTGCAATTGGATTTACTCTTCCAGTATATAATGTATTGCGCTGAGCTACAGTAAGACGTCTTTCAGGCTGAATCACAGTTGGAAGACCTCCACGGTTAAGACCTGCTGGTGCAAACCACTCGGCAGATACTTTATCATTGTATTCGTATACTCCAGGAATAATCACAGAAGCAGGTACGAAATTTAAGCGACCAGTTTCGATTGAACGAACCTGAACCCATGGCCAATAAGTAGCACCGTAGCTGTTGTCGTAAGACTGAGCAGCAGTTGTTACTGAATTGATGGCTTGATTGTATCCAACCATATCTACTACTGCAATAGCATCTCCACGGTTCTGAACCATGCTAAGAAGGCTACTAACAATAGATGTTGCATTCTGATTTGTGATACCAGGTGCATAAATTGAGTCGTATACGTACTGATCTTGGTTAGCTAATAGATTGATTGCAGTAGCGTAGTTATCAGGGAATACACCTTGAATATTTGTGGCTGAGTTAGAACCTACAGAAGCTACAGTTGGGATTTGCTCAAATAAATTTAATGCAGCTAAACCAAAGCATCCATACAAAGGACCTACTGCACCACCAAAGGCACCGTTTTGAGATCCGCTTCCGTTTTGAGGAATAGAAGCTGTATAAGCAGAATATGCCTGACCTTGTGGATTTAAGTAGTTAGGTGTAGGCAGGTTAACATTCTTAACGCGTACATACAGAGATGAGTTAGGATAGCTACCTGTAATCTCTAAATACTGCTGTCCGTCGCTATCGGTTGCTACAGTCTGTGTTTGATCACCGATTACGTAAGCAATGTAGTTATTTTGATTTGGATCTAAAGATAGATTAGTCCAAGTCTCAAGTACTGTTTGGTTTGAAGTATAGTCATCACCTCTTCTAATAAGGAGTGTAAATACGCCAGAAGCAGAATCGGCTTGAGTTACTTGCCATCTAACATTGTTTGCGGATCCAGAAGGAAGTATTCCGTTAGTTGCTGTAGTTGCACCTGCGTTATTGTTCATGATGGTACCTACTGAAAGGGTCTCAAGAACAAATGGGCTTTCGCCAGAAATACCGCAAGGTATTAAGGATGATGTAGCAGCAGTATAGGAACCGCTAGCAACTCTTGTTACTAAAAGGGAAGTACCTCCCTGCTGGAAATAGTTGTAAGCAGCTTGAGAGGTTAGATATTCGTAAGTATTGCTGTTAGAAACAAATGTAGTTCCG